GTATACTGATTGTAATTGGCATTTTTATAATGAATATGAAGTCATTGGTAATATTTACGAAAATCCTGAATTAATAAAATAAGTTATGCAAGCATCTATTTTTGACGACATCAGACCGAACTCGTTCTACCAAGAACACGAAGAAGATTGTACACCTGAGGAAGATGTTTTTTTCACCGAAGAAGATATGCAAGAGGTAATCGAAGATGCTGTTAAATGCCCTCTTTGCGATCCTAACGGCAAGGCACAAGATATTAAGATATGTGAGTTTCACAGAAATTTAATTGGAATCTAAATAACTAAACTAATGAAAAACGAAATTGTAAAAATCGAAAGCGAACAACTTGAAAAAGTAGTAACAGAATCAGGACTCGCAATTCAGGAAGGCGAAGAGATTAAAAAATCATATCTACCCTTTCTTGTACAACTTGCAGAAGTTCAATCACAGGCGACAAAGATAAACTTTGATTCTCCGGCTGAAATTGATGAGACTATTGCACGTGAATTGAGATTAAAAACTGTTAAGATTCGTACCGGTTCAAAAGAGCTAAAGGACGAAAGGAAACGGGGTTATTTGCTCCGTGGTAACTTAGAGCAGGCCGCTTATAATCTTATTGAGGCATCCTGTAAATTAACAGAGGATACATTTAATAATGTCGAAAAGGCTCGTGAAATTGCTGAAAAGAAACGTAAAGAGCAATTACGAATCGATCGTGCCGAAATGTTAAGTCCTTATACTGAATCGGTATCTTTGTACCCGCTCGGCGAAATGTCAGAGGAACAATTTAATGAACTCTATTCTGGTTTAAGAATTGCACACGAAAATAAGATTGAGGCAGAGAAGAAAGCAGAAGAAAAAAGACTTGCAGAAATTGAAGCCGAAAGAATCAGGCAAGAAAATATTCGCCTCGAAAATGAAAGACTGAAAAAAGAAGCAGAACAGAAGGACAAAAGAAATACTGAATTACGTCCTTATATTATTTTCATACGTGATTATAATAAAATGCTTTCTCTTCCAGAAAAAGAATATCAGAAAGAATTTTCCGATATTAAAAAAGGTGCAAAAGAACATTATGAGTTTGAAGCACAGCAAAAAGAAAAAGCTCGTAAAGAGCAGGAAGAAAAAGAACGTCTGACAGAAATAGAACGCAAAAAACAGGATCAATTACTTGAAGATCAGAAAGCGAAAGCCGATAAAGAACGTGCTGAATTACTCGCAAAGAATCAGGCTAATATCGAAAAGGCTGAAAAGGAACGCAAAGAAAAAGAACAATTACTTGCAGATATTGAAGCGAAAAAACAGGCTGATTTAAAGGCAAAAGAAGCGGAAGAAAAAGCACGCAAGGCAGAAGAAAAGAAGGCGAAACTCGCACCAGATAAGACAAAATTGCTTAACTTCATGCAAGCGATTAATGATCTTCCACGACCGGAAGTAAAGAGTATTGAGGCTGCAAATATCTCGGCAAATGCAAACGCATTACTTATTAAAGTAGCTAATTACATCAAAGAAAACGCTAATAAACTATAATATGGAAAACAAAACTCATTGGCACAAAGTATTTTTATCTGATTACCTCGGAGCCTGTGATTTGGACGAGGGAAAAGATTTGAAACTAATAATAAAGTCTGTATCTGTCAAGGAAGTGAAAGGATCTGACGGGAAAAAACAGAATCGCAACGTAGCGGAATTTACTGATCCGAAAATTAAACAGATGATTCTTAATGCTACAAACTGCCGGGTAATTAAAAAGTTTACCGGGAGCAGTTATATTGATGACTGGAAAAACGTTCCTATCCAGGTTTATATCAAAACAGATATTAAAGCATTCGGAGATATTACCGAAGGTTTGCGAATTAGGGATATTCAGCCTAAATTAGACAAACCAAAACTGACTCCAAATATTCAGGCATGGGATCAGGCTGTTAAATTCCTGCTTTCCGGGGAGGGGACAATTGAGAAGATCAAAGCAAAATATGATCTGAGTAAAGAGGATGAGGAACTTTTAAAAAATGCTGTTTTATGAAATATTATGATATACCCCAGAACTCAGAAGAATGGGATACGCTCAGGCTTGGTAAATTTACCGCCTCAACTTTCTCAGATCTATTTATGGCTAAAACAACAGCCGGATATCAAAAGGCTATTATTAAAGTTGCTTATGAACGTGTTACTTGCGAATGTGAAGAAAAGTACAATAATAAATGGATGGATCGGGGCCACGAAAAAGAACCGTTCGCAGTTGAAAACTATGAGTTGCAGACATTTAATACTTGTGAGGTTGTTGGATTTTATGAATACGATGATTTCACCGGGGCAAGTCCTGACAGGAAAATACAGGGCAAAAATGGAGGTTGTGAATTTAAGTGTCCTTCTTTTCAGGTTTATAATGAATTTCTTGAAACTGGTAAACTTCCAAAAACTTATTTCTGGCAGGTTCATGGTCAGTTACTTTGCACCGGATGGGATTTTATTGATTACATGCCTTTTTCAAGCCCTTTATTAAAGCAAAAAATAATCAGGGTAGAAAGGGATGAAAAGATACTTGAGCAATTAAAAGAACAGTTATTAATATCAATTGAAGAAGTTAAAATACTTATAGAAAGGATCAGACAATGAATAAAGTACAATTACACGGATTTTGCGGGAAAGATCCCGAAGTTAAAACACTCGAATCCGGGAAGAAAGTTGCAAAGTTTACCTTTGCTACATCAGAGAGTTATAAAGATTCGGCAGGGGTCAAACAGACACACACTGAGTGGCACTCAATAGTCGTATGGGACAAACTCTCTGATCTTTGCGAGAAATACGTTAAAAAGGGCTCAGAATTTATTTTAGAGGGCAAAATAAGCTACCGGGATTACACGGATAAGGACGGAGTAAAAAAATATTTCACGGAAATTATTTGTAACGGGATTGAGTTCTGCGGAAAAAAGGAATCTGAAAATAAGCCAGACGACAAACAAGGCGAATACCAGAAGTCCGGGAAAGTAGAGGTTAAGTCTATGAGTAACCCGGATGATTTACCGGGCGCAAATATCGCTCCTGAAAATGATGAACTTTCTAATTTACCCTTCTGATGGAATTATTCCTTCGCAATACACTAACCGGCCTTATTCCTTTATATCCGAGCGATCAGGACGAAAAGAAACGGCTAAAACTTGGGCAGGATTATAAAGCAAAATTAACCCTTCCCCGGAACCTGGCTTTTCATAAAAAATTCTTTGCCCTTTTTAATATCGCGTATCAAAACACCTCTCTGAATATGTCCGAGAAGGCATACAGGCATTATTTAACGATTAAGGCCGGTTATTTTACTGCTTACCAAACTCCGAAAGGTATATTTTATGAACCGGATTCAATCAGTTTTGATAATATGGATCAGGCAGAATTTGAGGTTTATTATCAGAGATTTTTAGACGTGGTAATTAAAGAAATTGGCTCCACGTCCGAGGAAATTGAAAACATGTTAATAGAATTTATGTAATGAGAAAATATCATGTAATGTTTAATAGTTCATCCAAAACATTTTATTCAATAATGTTATGGTTTGATTGTTTTGAATCGGTTGAAAAGTGGTTAAAGTCCATTAACGCAATATATTGGGAAGTTGGACTATAAAAATTTCTTATCAAAATTATGAAAGTCTGCCATCATTCAACGTGTATGAATCATGTTTTTTCAAACGGATATTGCAAAAATCATCAGTATTTAAGAACTGACTCAAAGTATCTCAGTAAACTTGCTGAAAGGAAATTTAAACAATACTATCCCGAAAAGAAAATAATTAGAAACATAAATTTCGGATTCAAAAACGAATCTGATATGTTTTACAAAATATGGGAAGTATTCCCACATACTTGTAGAATCACAGGGGAAAACCTGGAACAATTTTATGGTACTCAATTTTGGTTCTCTTGTTTTGCGCATATCCTACCGAAAGGGAAATTTCCCTTATTTAAACTCAATGCCGAAAACGTCAGACTTGTATTACCTGAATTTCATTCAATTGTCGATCAGGGCACAAAGGCAGACCGGTTAAAACATCCTGAGTGGGATTTTAAGCTCTGGGATGAACTTGTACAACAAATGAAATCTGAATATATAAAATTTCAGAAAGAAAATCATCTGATATGATTTTTATCATGTATTACTAATTTGAGATAAACGAAATTTGAAGAAAATATATAAGATGGAAACAGAAAAATCTAAAGCATATCAGTTTATTGAAATGATGTGGCTATATAACGGTAACCAGTCTTGTTCACGATTAAATTCAACAATGAGCAGCACTATGAGTCTTGCAATTAATGGAGAACTTCAATTTAATGAAGATGACTTTTCTTTGATTTATGAAAAAATGCGTGGCGGTTATTGGTTTGGATGTAATTCAAATGGGAAAGGATATGGAGATAGCTTTTATACAGATGCGGTTATGGTAAATAACATGAGTGCTATTAAAGCCTATGAGAAATGGACAGGATTAAAGCCCTTTATTTCTAAAGATGGACATAGGGTTCGCACTGGCTCTTATTTTTATAATAATGAATTTAGATACCACGTCACAGGCTTTGACTTTGAAACTATGAGAATTTATTTGGTTGCATATGTATCAACAGACTGGAAAGAAGAGGGAAAGCGAAAACTATTTAATTTCGACAATAAAGAATGGTTGGTATTTCGTAAAACTATTATCTCATGAACACATACAGTAAATACGTTCCAAATGTCTTCCTCGCAAAATGTACTGAAAAGCACGAAAAAGGCGAAACTATTCTTGTCGAGACAAAATACGGCAAAGAAAATGAATCTATTGTCTTTAATCTCATCGCAGAGAAAGACGGATTTTATTATTACTCTATTGTCCGGGCAGATGGTTTTAATGTGCAGGAATGGGCTAAAAACAAGGCTGAAAGGCTTAGAAGTGCCTCGTTAAATGCAGACAAAAAAAGCAATGACTACTGGAAAGCATCAAATGAAGGTGCAGACTTTCTTGCACTTGGAGAGCCTATAAAAATTGGTCATCACAGCGAGAAAAGACACAGGGCTTTAATTGAGCGCAATCATAACAGAATGGGTAAGTCTGTCGAGTTCTCAGAAAAATCAGAACAGTACGAAAACCGGGCCGAATACTGGGATAAAAAAGCGAGCACAATTAACTTGTCAATGCCGGAAAGTCTGGAATATTATGAGTTTGAACTGGAGAAAGCAAAGAAATATCACGAGGGATTGAAAGCCGGGACAATCGAAAAACGTCATTCGTATTCTTTACCTTATGCGAAAAAAGAGGTCAATGAGATTGAGAAGAAACTGAAGCTGGCGGTAAAACTTTGGAGTTGATTAATTTTCCCCTCTTTTAATTTGCTTATCTGAGAAGAAAGAAATAAATTTGTAATTGTAAAAGCGAGCGTTATGATTAAGAGTTTAAATTTCGATTTAAATAATTGCCCTTCGGCATCAGGAATACCAGGAAAGGTTTGCTCGCAACATCCTACCTGGTTTTTTCTTTTGCCGTTGGGCTTCTTTTTTGGAGGCAACCATGAGTAAAGATACATTTTATTTCAGTCATGATTATAACTCCAGACATGATCCAAAATTAGTATCATTGGTTATGAACTCAGGATTAGACGCTCTTGGTATTTACTGGTGTTTAATTGAAATGCTTTATGAACAAGAAGGATATATTTCAATTTACGATATAAATAGTATTGCGTTCGAATTACATACGGATTGCGAACGCATTAAAGATACTTTGGAAAACCATAGATTATTTGAATTTAAAGATGAATATTTTTATTCTGAATCTGTTTTAAGAAGATTAAAAACAAGAAAAAAAAAATCTAATGCCGCTAAAGAATCTGCATTAAAACGCTGGTATCCTGATAAATATAAGGATGCGAACGCATTGCGAACGGAAAGCGAAAGCAATGCTATAAAGGAAAGTAAAGTAAAAGAAAAGAAAAAAGAAGAATATGGGTTTGTTTCTCCTGAATATTTACAGCCTTTTATAGATTGGATTGAATATAAAAAAGCACGAAAAGAAAGTTATAAAAACGAAAAATCAATTAAGGCATTTTATAAAAAACTTTTAAGACTTTCTGAAAACGATCCTAAAAAAGCAATTCTAATAATTGAAGATTCAATGGCAAATAATTATGCAGGCTTGTTCCCTTTAAAAACAAACGGATCAGAAATAAAAAAACAACCTATTCAATCAATAACAATCCAAAATAGTGAAACCTACAAATAAATATCAACCAGTAATTACTTCCATCCCGGACTTTGGTAAAGTACCACCTCAATGTATAGACATGGAAGAGGCTGTATTGAGCGCTATTATGATTGATAGTAATTCAATCTTTGACGTTGTGGATCTTCTTAAGCCTGAATGTTTTTATAAAGAAGCGCACCAAAAAATATATGAGGCTATTTTTGAACTTACAAAAAAGAACTTTCCTACTGACATTTTCAGCGTTACCGAAGAACTCCGGGTACATGGTCAACTGGACTGCGTAGGTGGCCCGCTTTATATTACTCAGCTTTCATCAAAAGTCATATCGACTGCGAACATTGAATATCACGCTCGAATTGTAGCTCAAAAATATATACAAAGGGAATTGATAAGAATATCAACGGAACTACAAACAAGGGCCTTTGATGATGCTTACGACATATCTGAGTTAATCGAGTATGCTGAAATGAATCTTCTGGAACTGACCGGATCGGTATATAAAAAACGTCCCCGGAAGTTAAAGCAAATACTTTCAAATGTCATCGAGACAATTAGCAAGGTAATATCAGGTGAAATAAAGTTAATTGGAGTGCCTTCTGGATTCACTTCATTAGACAGGGCAACCGGGGGTTTTAAAAAGGGGGACTTTATCATCATCGCTTGCCGTCCATCGGTCGGGAAAACCTCTTTAGCTTTACAGATAGCTAAAAATACAGCTGCTTTAAAATACCCGGTTGCTATATTTTCATGTGAAATGACAGAGGACGAACTCGGAATACGTTGTTTGTCGGGTGTTTCTGATCGATCAAATGTTGAACTTATAAACGGGCGGTGCGACCTGGATAAGCTTATTAAGTCATCAGAATCATTGAATCAATTGCCACTATACATTGATGATACTTCAGGTATATCAGTCATTGAATTAAAGGCCAAAACCCGGCGCCTTATTATGGAACACGGTATTAAAATGATAATAGTTGATTATTTGCAGTTGATGACAGGATCAGAAGATTCCGGGAGCCGGGAGCAGGAGGTAAGTTCTATTTCAAGAGGTTTAAAAGCTATTGCAAAGGATCTGAATATCCCTGTTATAGGATTGAGTCAGTTAAATAGATTAATTGAAAACAGGTCAGATAAAAAGCCTCAGCTTTCAGACCTCAGAGAATCAGGTGCCATTGAACAGGATGCGGATATCGTTATATTTCCACATAGACCGGAATTATACGGACAAACTACTGTTTTAATAAATAATGTAGAGAAATTAACAAAGGGATTAATGCTTTTAATACTCGCTAAAAATCGCAACGGAATTGCACATATAGAAATTGAATTGAAAAATAATGAAAGCCTTACAAATATCTATGAAGAAGATGAATTTACAGCTAATATCCCGGATGAGTTTAAACCGGTTGATGATATTGACAGACCTTTTTAATGAATAAATTGAACCATTAAAAATATAAACTATGAATAGAGAAATAAAATTCAGGGCATGGGATACATTACAAGGAGGTAAATTTGAGTATTGGGATTCCAAAACAAATAAATATGATGGTATATTTTGGGAAATGATCAAAAATAAATCATTTAAAGAACCCAATGAGTTCACAGGATTAAAAGACAAGAACGGAAAGGAAATATACGAAGGGGATGTTCTTAATAAAAAAACAACTT